GATAATGCATTTACATCGCCCAACCCTAATGTTTGTTGTTGCCCAGCTAGGCTTCCTAATTGCCCCGCAGCTGCAAGTTTATTCGCTTGGTCTTGTTGTAATGCTTGTTGCTGTTGTTGGGTAATCCCTAATTCAGCATTTGCAATTGTTGAACCTAATGCTTGCGCACCCCTTGATGAACCAAATTGCCCGCTACCTACTAAACCAGCCGTAGCTTGTGGGGCTAAATAGTTAGCGATGTTTGACTGACCTAAGTCCCCAATTGCTTGTGCTAAATTTGAACCGCCTACACTTTGCGCTAATTTAATAGCACTATTTAATGTAGGTTGATAATTACCTACGTTTTGTGAAACATCTTGGAATGCTTGATTCTGTAAATCAGTAGCCCCCGCAAATTGTGAACCTTGTGCAGCTTGTTGACCTTGTTGGGCGAGTTTATTTAAGTAATCAGTATAAAATGAAGGCGCAGCTGTTTGAGCTGTTGATACCGTTGAAACATTTGGCAATACAGAGCCTTGTGCGAATGATCCGCTAGACGGGCTTCCTGGAGTCACCCCCGTATTCGGCGCATTTGTATAATTTGAGGTTGGTGTTACGTTAGATGCATATTGTGAGAGCGGATTATTTATCATAGATGTGGGTGTTCCTGTAGCCAACGGTGTTGGTGATACTTGTAAAGCGGTTGGTTGGCTTGATTGCTGAGCTTGTTGTAATGGGGATACACCACCCAATTGTGGATCTGGTGTGCCTGTTGGTAATGAGGTTTGAGGAGTTCCTGCAACAGGATTACCAGATAAATCAAAAAATTGTCCGTTTTGATCAGCCCGACCAACTTCGTTTCCTTGTGCATCATTGTACCTTGGAAACAAACTTGGGCTTCCATAATCAGGTCTTAGTGTCCAACCTGAAGGCAATCCAGTATTTTGCGTAGTTTGGCCTTGCGCTGTTGGTGCAAGTTGTCCAGAAATATCAAGCGCCATAATTTACCTCTTTTCTTTCATTTTAATCCCATCTCTTAAATACTCCAACGGAGATTTCGATTTTGGGGGGATTTTACTTATAGGAGCTGAACGCTTATGCTCCCTAAGAGCAAGGCGCATCTTATCTAAAACGGATGCTCCTTTATCGCTGTTACCCTTACCTAAGGCGGATACAAAACTCGCAGGAAGGACGTATTCTCCGTCAGCGATCATCGCAGGGATTTTTCCACCTTCTGAATGATGCTGTTTATGTGAAATTGAGCTCCTAAAATGCTCTAAAACTTCTTTTCCTGCCTTGCTTGAACCATTACCTAGCTGAGCAACTGCTTCCGCATCTATGACGTAATCTCCATCATTTAGGAGGGCTTTAATATCATCAGATTGCCCATCGCCTTTACCATCAGCGTAATGTCCCGTATGACCTGTGATAAATTCAGGGGTATGAACAGAACCACCCGTCTTTAAAGTGGGTATTGCTGTTGAATCAAAAGTTGTTTCATACATTGCAGGGTTATATGGCGCATTAGATTTTGATGTCTGAATCAGTGGCGATTCTTCTTGGGGAATACCTAACTGCGCTTTTAATTTTGGGTCTAGCTGAGATAGCTGTGGGTAAAGTTGTTTTAATTGCTGAAGCAATTGAGGATTCGTTTGAACCATAGGTATACCTGCTAAAGAAGTTGCTTGTGGGGTTGCATACGGTATTACCGCAGGGGTTGAAGTATTAGCACTAGATAAAGCACCACTACTAGTATTAGAAGGAGTTGATGGAGTAGTTGGGGTAGTTGATGGCTTAGCACCAACAGTAATAACAGGGGCTTTGGTTGTAGTTGTTGTAGGTGTTTCAACAGGAGTATTGCTTGGCGATGTTGGTGCATTTGCATCAACTACAATCGTACCCGCATCGGTTGGTTTAGGCGCATCAACATTAATTGTTCCAACATCGGTTGGATTGGATGGTAAATTACCATTTGTTGAAGCGGTATTATTTGGTGTTGTTGGTAAATTACCAGTTGGGGTTACAACCACATCGCTTGGTACGGTTGGTGGTGCGTTTGCATCAACTACAATATTTCCCACATCGGTTGAATCAGTAGATGGGTCGTAACCAGATATTTCGCTTGCAGTTGCCGAATCCATCCCAGGAGTTTGCATTAATTTATCATATTGTTCTTTTGGTGTTAAATCAGGTGATATTGGCGATGTGGTTGGGTTATCGCTAGGTGAACCCATTGTTACCGAGCCACTTGGTACTAACGGTGTTCCATCATTACTAGCTATCGGTTCATAGGTTGTATTTCCGCTTGTATCAACGGGATTTTGCATAGCAGTAACTAATGCATTATTTATATCATTGTTTGATGGTGTTGAAGGGTTTGTAGCAGCATTAGCACCTGCGGTTAACGCCCCACTTGCTATTGCACCAGCAGCTAAATTAGAAGCATTAATAGGTGCGCCTGTGATGGCGGAATTAGTTAATGCGCCAGTAACGCTTTTAGCAGCTGCGGTTAATGATGGGTCTTGACCATTCATTAATTGCCCAGTTTCAGCTGAAACACCGCCAGTTAATGCCCCTGTTCCAATTGCATTTAAAACATTCCCACCCGTTAAAGCAGCACCAGTTCCCGCACCAGCTGCGCCCGATACTATTCCTGAACCTACAGTGCCTAACCCGCTTGCAAGGTTTCCTGCTACATTACCTACGCCACCAGCTAAAGCACCTGTTAGTATGCCTTGGGGTGTGATTGGTTGTCCTGTAATTACATCTTTAGCAACCGTAGTTAATGCCCCTTTGCCAGCTGCATTTAATGCAGCTTGTTGGGCAGCTGCTTGTTGTGCTGCTGCATCTGCAGCTTGTTGGGCAGCTGCTTGTTGTGCTGCTTGCTGGGCTGCTTCATCTGCAGCTTGTTGGGCTGCTTGTTGTGCTGCTATTTGATCATTTATAGCATTTTCCATTGCTGAAGTGTCACTCGTAAATGATGATGCAGCAAAATCTGGCCCAGTTAATGCGGTATCAGCTGCTGCGTTTCCAGTTATCGATGCCGTAGTAGCATCGGCAGCAACCGCAGTATCCGCAGCAGATGCGGTAGCAGCAGCTGCATCAACAGCTTCTGGTATTGTAGCTGCAGCATCGGAAGCAGCTGCCGTAGCATCAGCAGCGGAAGCTGCTTCACCAGTAGTAATAGCTGCATCCGTTGCAGCTGCAGCACCATCTATGCTTCCTTCAACCGCTAAAGAAGCACCATCGGTTACAACTGCAGCAGCCACCGTAGCTACTGCTGCAACAACTCCCATAACGCCACCTTTACCTCCACCGCCACCCCCTCCGCCTCCGTAAATATAACCAAAACCGCCGTCTTTTTTACGAGTGGCTGAATCACCTAAAGGCTCGCCTAATGCATAAAGTTCACGCCTAGAATAGTAGTGTTTCATAATCTAATCATCCAATTGTAATCTGGCATATCGGGACGACCAAAATTTTCACCTTCATGTTTAGCTAAATTTTTTAATAAAGTAATAATTTGTGGATTACTAGCTGCACCATAAATGGCTTGAATTTTAAGTTTTTTAATTTTACTAAAAATTTTCAACATAGATTTTGCTAATGTTAAAGGTTTATCAAGCGATGCTAAATGTACTTCATATACATGCGGTCTTAGTGCAATTAACAATAGAACGGTATCCCCAGAAGTTAAAATAAAACCCATTTTATTTTGTATTACATGATTTACGGTTAGCAATGCAACCTTTGGATTCCAGCCATTTTTTATTGCATCTTGTTTAATGATTTCACTTGGTTTCATATTAATAATTCGCATTTCCGCTAATAACATTCATCGTGCCTACTAAGTGCGATGCCCAATCTTGCCATGTTTCAAACCCACGATGGTCGGCAACCCCGTTTTGTACAAAGTATCCAATACCGTTCATGCCATCAACCCAATCACGCCATTTATCTTCGGTAATTGTTCCTAATTGATTACTAGCAAACAATTCAGCCATAAGGCTGCACCAATAATCCCAATTCATGTTGCGAGGGTCGTAAGTTATCATGGATTACCCGTTCCACGAACATCGCCTACATCCGCACTTACTAATATTCTACCCATTTGATATGTGCCATTATAAGTATTGCTTTCAAACCGCATCCGTAATTCACGGTATTGTTCCTTCATATCAATCTTTAAAGTTGTTGGGCTAAACGTATAGGGTGATAACTGGCTAGTAACATCTTGATCATCAGCATATCCTTTACCCTTAATATATAAATTCATATTGCCGTTTTGAATAAAATCAGGTTCAACCCGTTCAACACGAATCCATACATTGTCCCCTTGCAACTGTGGATTTCCAGGTCCACCGCCCACCCAACCTAACGAATTTGTTTCAAAATATGATTGAATTGCATCAACATTGGTTAAATATACTTGGTCAACGCCAATTTCATGTTGCCACAAGGTATATGCTTGGTTTAATGTAAAGAAAATGGTTAATCCAGAACCCGTAGATGGAGATCTAGCCGTTGTGGTTAATGTTCCCGTAAATGAAGAAGAATAATTACCACCTTGAATAATATTTAAAGCCGTTACAACACCAGTGCTTACACTAGCTACGGATAATAATGCTGGTGAACCCGTACCACCATTTACTTGAATAACATCGCCTACTTGATAACTTGTTCCGCCATTTACAACGCCAACGGAATTCATAAAATACCCTGTAGAAATGTTATCAGCCCAAATAGGGTATCGAAACACTTCGGAAAACACTCCAGCACTACGGTTTGCACCAATAGCAAATCCCGCATCATACCAAGTTTTTTCCCGCACATTATAAATAATTGCATTATTACATTCGGTCGAATTCCCCGATGGATAAAACCACCAAATTTCCCCAAAGCGAGGAACTTTTGTTACCCATACTTTTTGGCGTTGTGCGTAATTTAAATTATCAAAGAAATAGTTTTGATTTGTATCATTTTGTATTTCTTGCACAACGCCGTTGTACATTAAGAATCTATCTACACCGCACCAATAGAAAATTCCATCATATTCAATTACACATTGCGATGACATTATCGATGTTTGTGTACTTATAATATCGTAGCGCCAATAAATTGTTGATGTGCCCACCGTTTGTGGCGCATAGGTAACACGGGTTAGTTGGTCGGTACTCCAAAATAAACCAGCGGGTGATGTTGTACCGCCCCGTAACGGCATACCCTTTATAACTTTTGTACCAGATACATTATTTGCGTTGGAATCCGCCCCAACCCAATTATTAAGATTTCCAGCACTATTGTTTTGAATTAATCCATTATTACCATAAACAAAGGTATAGGGATACAAAATAACCACACCACCCGATACGCTAATATTATTATCATAGGTTAGGGTTTGTGTAGATGTAGAAGTGGCTGCTTGTGAAAGCGTTACCGTAGTTGTACCGCCAGCCGTTGATACCGCCGTAATCGTTGTATTAGCGGGTATTCCCGTGCCACTAATGGATTGCCCCGTTGCAATTAATAAGTTAGCTGGTGTAACCGTAGCGGTTGTTGTGCTATTTAATACGGTAGATGCGGTAAATATACCAAGTTTAGTCATACCGCCATAAGGGAATTGCCCAACCATTACGGGTGTATTAACGGTACTACTAATATCGTTTAGGTTTTGCCCTGGATGCCCTAGTACCGTTAATGCGCCACTTCCACCGCTATCATAAACAACATCCCATTGCCATAAGTTGTTTGCATTAGAACTAAAAGCGCTAGACATTGTTACCGTTGTTGGACCTGAACCTACGCCATTGGTATTGTTTGTTTGCCATACATACACGCCATCGCTTTGCCCAGAATACACATAATTAATACCGTTCTGGGATTGCATAATCATGCCACGGCTTATCCCTGTAGCATTTTGGAATAATCCGTTATACCCACCAATTTTACGGGGCAAACCACGTTGAAACCGCACCCACAACCCATCTACATATTTTAGGGATGAAAATTGTGTGCCATCACGTTGAATGCCTGCCTGAATAGTTAGGGATATAACCTTAGCTGTCAAAATCCACCCCCTGCTATTCCACCTAAAGCATAGAAATAGGTTGATGAAAAATAAGCTACTTCGGCATTACCTACTACTACGCCTAATTGCCCCGATGCGGGTAAATATAATCCAGTATTCGCATCACCAACAAACTTTAAAGATGGTACTGATGTTGAACCATTACCTAGTGTTAGGGACGTAATACTTGATGATGAACCAGATGCTGCGTTATATACGTTTGTACCATCGCAAATTAAAATTAACGATGTGTTTTGCGATATTGTTACAGTAGCACCGCCACCCACGGATGTTTTTACAGTAAAAGTATATGAACCCGTTGTATTATTGGTGATTGCGTATAGTTGTACGGTTGATGGCACAACAACAATTTGATTGCTAGTTAATGTTCCCGTATAAATTTGTATAGTATTTGCAGCTTGTGCGCTAGATAGGGTTAATGTACCACCCGTTACCGATAGAGCTAATTCCGTATAAGCAAATTGATTTGAACGCCCATATGCATATGAATACCAGCCACCCGAACCAAATGAAATTAATACAATCGATTCGGTAAGTTGCAATTGTTGATTAGAATTACCATCAATCGTATCCGCACCATTCGGTGCTAAGGTTAATATTCCCGTACCATCGTTTTTAAAGATAGTAAACCAACCCATACCTACGCTTGATGCGGATGGTAGGTTTAATGTTCCAGCACCACCCGTCCAAACATTAATTTGCGCACGATTTGATGATGGAATCGTTGCTGTAGCACTATATGTTTGTACGGTTGTTTGTTGGTTAAGGGTAGCACCAATTGCCGTTAAACCATATCCAGCAAGGGTTGCTGCATTTGCAGCCGATGTTCCTGCACCAAACGTAACCGTATTCCATGTTCCAGGAATTGTTGTGTTATCGATTACATAAATGTAATAAGCCACCCCCGCAGTAGCGGATACAATCGTTGTGCTTGGTGGCGATGTAACGCTATTATTTGATGCAACCGTAAATGTATTTGAACCCGTATTACGGATAATCATTGCCTGCCCTGTTGATACTTGGGTAGCGGGTGGCATATAAAGGGTTAATCCACCCGTTGTTGCCGATACTTCAATAATATTAGCGGTAACTTGGTTTTGATTATTACCGTTGATTGACCATTGAAGCGTTGTATTGGCGCTTAACGTAATTGATTCATATGATACTGGGCTAGGGGAAACTGTTTGCCCAGTAAAAGGCGATGTATAAGTAGGGTTAGATGTAGTCATAATTAGCTTTCAATAGCAATCGCTTGTCTATCGGCAAGGCGTAATTGGTCTTCTTGTTTAAGGGTTTGCATCGCTTCTTGATATTTTTGTTGAAATATTTGGCGTTGGTCGTTTTTAACAAATAAGATAGCTTGCAACAAAGTTCCAAATAGCATCGCATTTGGCGCATTAATCGTTATCCAATTGGTTTGATTATCATTGGATAGCGGTGCTAATCGTTCGTAATACAATACTTCAAATGTATAGTTCTGGTCTGGTGTTGGGGCAACAATCCAATTATCATAGTTGTAATCGGCATAATATAGGGGTGTGCCTGTAGTTGTAGAACTTGGACTATATTGCCTTAAATATTCATATTTACGCAAGAAAACTGGTTGTATTTGCCCATTATTGGTTAAATTCATACTAACCGTTTTACGCCAACGTGCGGGCTTTGGAATTACAGGGTTAGATGCGGTCATCGTAGATTCAGCTACCTGCATTTGCCCTAGTGTTTTAATTTGTTGGGCAATTTCAAATTCCGCCAACATAATGAATTCAGGTATTTGATTTGTTACAGCGCTATCATTGCGTTCAAGGTATTGCTGAACGTCTAAAATCAGCGAATTATAGGTCATCGCCGATGCGTTGGTATTAGATGGGGTAGTTTGAGCTGCCATAATTTATCCTTAAATATGCCAACCGTTTATCCCAAACGATTTTCGTTATTTTAAACCTTTTTTGCTTATGCAAGCATACTTTCTGCACTTGTTTTTACTTCTGCTACACGATTTAACCAACCTTTGCCAAAAGTTTCAAACGTAGGAAATGATTTATAAAAGTTTTGTTTTTCTACACTAAAGTTTTCCAATATAGAACGTGGATTTGTTTTATTAATGGCTTCTATTGTTCCGTTTCCAATAATCCCATCGGCAACCACGCCAACAGCTTCTTGAATTAACTTAGCAGCTCGACCAACACCCATATTAACTGAAGCATCAAAAACTGCATAATCAATACCAGCTGGTAAATCATCACAACGGCACTTATCCCAATAGTTTTGTTTATAAAGATTGTACACATCAACATCTGGAATAGCCTTTAATTCATCTTTTGTAATATGCGGATTACGTTTCCACGCACGATATACTTCTAGGGTAATACCTTTCATCGTAGCACCACCTGGGTCGCTTGGATTATCCGACCACCCGCCTTCGCTTTTTAATACATTTTGCAATGATGTAAAATAATTATCTTTCATGTTGTAGGTGTACTTTGATGTAATAGTTCATCTTTCTTTTGACTACCCGCCGATGAACCAAAGTAAAAAGAAATAATACCAACCCACGCCGTAGATAATGAACCAAGCATAATCATTAATTCATCAGACTTTGTTGCATAGCCCATCATCAAAGCAAATAAAATTCCAAAAAATCCAGCTGTAATTAAAATGGAAAGTAATGGTGGAATCCATGAATGCGTTGCTGTTTGCATATCCCTTGCGGATTTACGGTCATCTACCGCAAGTTTTTCAAAATCTAAACCTAATTCTTGAGCCCTTGCTTGCAATTGAACTTCGGCTTGTTTAAGGTTCGCTAATTGTTCTGCTGTTAATTTACCAGATTCAATCGTTGATTGAACATCTTTTTCATCAATACCAAGCGCTTTAGATACTGCAGTAACCGCCAGCCCCGCTAGTGGTCCACCTAATGCCGTAGCTATACTTGGTGCTATTTGTGCTAACCAATCCATATCAATCCTTTAACAAAATAATTAACATCATACAAACAAGTGCAAATATCGTCCACCATTTGAATATATTATCATCCACGAACAATATCCTTTTTTGTTCTTTCTTCCGTAATCGTTCTTGTTATTACAAACCGTTTGGGTTTTGGTTTTAACAAGTGAATTTCATACCATAAATAAACAATATACGACCATAAAACTAATTCAATTAAAAATACACATAACCAATATTTTGCCCAATTCATACAAGCCTAAAATAAAACAGCAATGTTGTAATAATGAAAGCTACGAAAAAACACCAAAATTGTACACGCCTTACATCACTTAGCTTATGCCCATAATATTTTTTGTTTTCTTTATGTTCACGTTCTACAACAGCTTTTAATTCAACTACTTTAGCCCATTCTTTTGCGCCATACTTCTTTTTAAAATTAGCTTCTGCCTTATTTTCGGCATCAATTATTTCACGTTGCGTTTCATATTCATTTATTGCTTTAAATATGATTGAATTACTATAAGATTCTTCTTGCGAATCTTTAATTTTCTTGTTGTGTAGTTGCTCCTTTGCAACTTCTAAACCATCATGCTGTATATCTTCAATACTTTTTGTAAGGCTTTTTCCAGCTTGCCTTGCACTATTTAATCCTTCGCTTAAAGATTTTGCTCCTTCAGCAATTGGGTTAATATCAGGCATTTCATTTGATTAAATTCTTTACAAATTCAACCAAAAAATCTTTACCAAAGAAAACAGAAGCAATTACCGCATACAACAAATATTCAATACGTTCCATGCGTTTTGTACCTTTTTCAAAAGATTCCAAAATAGCGTTATACCGTTCTTCACAAACGGCTTCATGTACTGATAATCGCTTATCTGTATCGGCGATAATTGCATCCATATCCATTATTGCGCAGGAGCTTCAGGTGTAGAAGGTGTTGTTTCAACTGTAGGCGGTGCTACAACCGCAGGAGTTTCATCAACCTTTACACGGGTAATATCCCCGTGGT